GCGACAATCACCACTTTGTATATAAGTGCGACAATCACGTCCATATTTAGGAATGAATTGCAAATTATAAAAAGAAAAGCAAATAGAAAAAGAGTGACTTTATTATTATTATCAGTACACTCTTCTTGTGCTCTTAAAACGTTCAAAAAGGGGTCTATTTTGGTCAGGAAGGCCCCTATTGTATCTTTCATGAGTAATTTATCATTCAAGAAGTTTCCATGTAAATTATTTTTATTAGTTAGTGTGATTTCTTTTGGATGA